TCATTGAGCATCGCGGCGTGCTTTCGTCATCGTGGGTGCCGTCAAGTGGCATCAGCGTTAACGGCGGAGTCGAGCAGACGGGCACGACGACTGCCTCTGGCCCTGCAACGGCGTGGGCTAATCCGCGCCTCTATATTGCTGGTTACGCGGACCACGACCAGTTCGCCTACACCCACATCGCGGTGGTCCCGGGGGTGCAGTCGATGGCGGAGATGCGAGCGATTGCGGGGGTGTCGTAAATGGACGAGTTGATTGTCGCCACCGCTGGCACCGGGGTCGCCCGCACCTCGCACTACGTTACTCCGACGGGGGCTAGCGCCCCGATCCAGACGCTCCTGCTCGAACCCCAGCGGACGAATTTGTGTATTCGGAGCGAGGAGTTTGATACGTGGACGAATATCAGTACCTGCAACGTCACCGCAAATGCTGTCGTCGCTCCAGACGGCACCACTACCGCTGACTTGCTTTCTTCAACTGTTACCGGTTCGAGCCGCGGGCAAACGATCACTTTTACCGGCGACGGTGAAAAGGCAATAGCTCTGTATCTCAAAGCTGGAACGTCGGCGTTGACTCAACTTCGCCTGCTTGACACAACGGCAAGCGCGTTCAGGCACACCGTCGCCGTTACTTGGGTTGCTGGTGTACCATCTTTGTCTACCGCTGGCGGAGCAGGTACGCTATATCCCGTTGAAGCATTGGCGAACGGCTGGTATCGCATCTTGTTTAGTGCGACGGGCGTGGTAGCGGCTAATGTCAACCAGTTACGCGTTCAACCAGACCCCGCAACAGGCACCGGCACCGTCTATGCGTGGGGCGCACAGGCCGAGAACGCCATCGTTCCGTCAAGCTACATCAAGACGCAAGCCACGACGGTCACGCGCAACGCCGACAGCCTCTACTTCCCGTTCACCGCGCCGCCGCAGGCGATGACGGTGTATGTGAGAGGGGTTGAGAACAACCGTGCAACAGACACACTCGCCGGTCAACTTGGTATTGTACAGATTTCAGATGCGGCAGGAAATGACGCATACTTTGCATTGATTAACCGAACCGGTTCTGCTGGGTATTCGAGCCTACACGACCCCGCCGCGCTTTCTATTTCTGGCGCAGTTGGAACTACGGTAACGCGGGGAGACTTGGTAGAGTTTGCTGGTGGAGTCCGAGCAAGCGGCGCGGCATTTCTGAGTATTAGTGTCAATGGTGGCGCGACGACATCAGGCGCTGACGGCACCGCGCAGGCATTTGCGGCAACGTGGTCTGGGCCGAGACTTTATCTGAACTCGCAGGGTAGCGTCAATCCCGGCCAGTTTGCTTTTACCCACGTCATCGTCGCTGCCGGTGAGCAGACGATGGCGACGATGCGTTCTCTCGCAGGAGTTGCCTGATGCGTCCTTCGATGATTGTCACCCTCCCCGTCACCGCGCTCCCCGAGGAGCCCACGGCGGGCTACGTCGTCCTCGGGGTCGTGGACGGCCTCGCGTACGTCCACCTCGCGCCGTATGCCGAGCCGCAGGAGGTCTACTTCCGCGACGGGGCGTTGAGCGCGGAGCCGAACGGCGGACAGGCCGGGGTGCTGGAGACGCCGCGCCCCGCGTTTGCGGAGGGGGCCGAGGTGTTCTACGATCCAGCGCCCGCCGCGTTCCGGTGGGACGTGTTCGCCGCCGCGCATCCGGACCTGACGACAGAGCAGACGAGCTGGTTGGGCGAGGCGCGTCCGCCGAAGCTGATGGCTCATCAGTGGATGGGCGAGTGAGCCTCGTCATCCACAGCCTTTGGGCGGCGGTGGCGGTGTACTTTGTGCATACCGCCGCTGGCGTGGTGCGGGAGTTCAAGGCCGCGCCGGTGGCACCGGTCCTGCCCCCGCCGGTCGAGATTCCCGAGGATTTGGTGGCCGTGGCCAACCAGGAGCGGGAGCCGTGGGCGCAGGAAGAGGTTCTCCGGTCCATTCGGGAGCGGCATGAGGACCTCAGGGACTGGAATCGGGTTCGGAGCGCCTTTGGCGTCGGGAGAATCGGGTAAATGACGAGTCCGTATATCGAGTCGCTGCTGGACGACGTGGCGGTGCGGGCGATGGAGGGGTTTTCCAACGATCCCGCCACGCCGAATGACGAGGTTGCGCCGAATCCGCCGGAGGATACGGGGGCGACGGTCGAGGAAGACATCGCAGCGCTCCAGCGGGCGCTGTATGGCGCGGATTACCCCGGGGCAGACCCGAATACCGCCGACGATATGCAGGCATGGGCCTCGTGGGGCCGGGGGCTGTGGGAGTCTCGGCGCGAGGCCGTGCAGATGCACCTCCACTTGGTGGAGCGGAACCGGCTGTTCCGGGCTGGTCAGCAGTGGATTTCGGCCAATGGGCTGGGGCCGTGGCGTGAGCCGGCCCGTCCGCGGGATGCGGCTCGCGTGGTCTACAATATGATCGACAAGGCGCTCGACCAGCGCCTGCAGATCCTAATGGACCAGAAGCCGGGCTTCTCGGTGACGCCGACGACGCAGGACCCGGACGATAAGCGCAAGGCGCAGGCCCAGCAGCTGTCGCTGGAGTACCAGTACGAGCAGATGCTGATGCCCCGGCTGGCTCGGGAAGCAGCGTTCTGGGCTCAGACGGACGGCGTGAGCTTCTGGCACCTGTTCTGGGACCCGGACAAGGGCCCGTGGGACGAGCGGCTGGGGATGGCTCCGGGCCAGAAGAAGCCGCTGGGCGACCTCGGGTGCCAGACACTCCGCGTGGAGCAGGTCCGAGTGTCCCCCAACGCGACGGTGTCGCAGGCCCCGCATTGGGTGGTCATCCGCGAGGTGATCACCAAGGCTGAGGCCGCGTTCCGCTACGGCGTGACGGGGCTGGAAGCGGCGGATACCACGATGATGTCGGGTAACCAGCCGACCTATAGCGGGTCGGAGGGCATTGGCGCGTGGGTGCTGACGCAGACCACGATTGGCGAGGGCCAGCGGCTCCGGGACGAGGACGTGACCGAGCGGTTCACGGTCTACGTCGCTCCGCACCCGGACGCCCTCCCTGAGGGTCTGCACCTCATCATCGTGGGGGACACGGTCGTCTTCGGCCCGTCGCCCCTCCTCTGGAACGCCATCCCCGTGGTCGCGGTACGGGACGGCTCCAGCGATCCGTCGTACTACCCGCGCCCGGTGGTGGAGCAGTGGCTCGACCACCAGATGCGCGTGAACGCCCTGTTGTCCAAGTGGGTCGAGAACATTCGCGTGAACGCGGGTGGGCGGTTCCTGACCCGGCCGAACGCGATTGCCACCGAGACGTTTATGGGTGGCGTGACCTCGATGATTGAGATTCGGGGCGCGGGGCCGATGTCGGACTCCATCCAGCCGGTGCAGGGCTTCTCGGTCGGGCAGGACGTAAAGGAGGCGCTGGCGCTGGAGAAGACGGCTTTTGAGGACGCCTCGGGCTGGAACGCGGTCAGCCGCGGCCAGGTCACCGGGGAGTCGGGCCGAGCCATCATCGCCAGCCGTGAGCAGCTGGAGCGGGTGTTCAGCCCCGCCGTCAACGCGCTGGCGCAGGCGTTCACGGACTGGTGCAAGGTGGCGATGGCGGGGATGGCGTGGGGCTACGATGTCCCGCGGGCGCTGGGCGCGGTCGGCAAGGGCCGGCCGGACCTCGCTCGGGCGGTGTCGTCCACGGACCTCGACGGGCAGTCGGATGTCCGGGTGGAGCCCGCGACGCTGATGCCGATGCCGATGGCCTTCCGGCTCTACCTGCTCGACAACTGGCTGCAGTCCGGCATTATCGACATCAAGGAATACCGCCGTCGACAGATGTTCGCCGTGGCGCGGGATATGTCCAGTCCGGACGAGGATCAGGAGGCACGGGCCAAGCGGGTGGCGGACGCCATCCGGATGGGCGCGATGGTCCCCGAGCTTCGCTGGCAGGACAACGAAGCGATTCATCAGGACGTACTGGAGCGGGAGATTCTGCTTCAGGACGACCTGGACCCACAGATTATTGCCGCCGCGCAGGAGCGGTGGACGGCCTTGGCAAATCAGGCCGCACAGAAGCAGGGGGCGATGGCTCCGCCGATGGGCGGGGCACCCCCGGCTGGCCCCGGTCAACCGACCGGTGTGCCCTCCTTCCCCGCGGGACAGCTGCCGCTGGCCAGCAATAATCCGCCGATTGGGGCCCTTGGGGCCCTGCAGGAGGCCCAGATGGGCCAGTCGCCGGATCAGATGTTGGCGGGCCAGTCCGACACCCTGTCGCGCCAATTTTAGGAGCTGGACCGATGGACATTCAGCAAGCTCTGGCCGACGCCGCGTCGGCGGCCCTCGCGGACACCACCGCGAGTGCCACCCCCACGCCCGCCGTGCCGGCTCCCGCTGACACGCAGGACGACACCCCAGCCGCTGCGGCGGTTGAGGCCCCGGAAGATACCACGGCAGTCACCCCGGAAGACACCACGGAAGACGCCGAGCCCTCTGAAGCAGAGGCGACCGAGGAGACGACCGAGGAGGCCACACCGGAGTTGCCGGGTGGCTATGTCGCGGTGCCGACGGTCACCGAAGGGCTGGCGACGGAGTTCACGCTCAAGGATGCCGAGGGTGAGGTCGAGGTACCGGACCTCATCGTCGAGTACAAGGCGAACGGCAAGGTGCGGCAGGACCGCTTGGACAAGGTGGTCAAGCTCGCCCAGTTCGGCGTGTACAACGAAGAGCGCGAGCAGAAGATGCAGCAGGCGGAGCGGGACGCGCTGTCGCTCAAGTCGGAGCGTGAGGAGCTGTCCCAGCTCATCGAGGAACGGGAGGCCCAGCTGGAGCGCCTTCTGACCGACGAAGATTATTTCTTGGCCGTGCGGGACGCCTTCTCGCAGGAGAACTCGCCGGAGCGGCGAGCCCAGCGGGCCGAGCAGCAGGTGAAGGACCTCCGGGTGCAGACGGAGATGCAGCGCATCACGGAGGCAGGACAGCAGTTCTACACGGGGGAGGTGCAACCGGCGATCCAGCTGATTGCAGAGGCGCTCCCCTCCGTGTCGCGGCAGGAGTTGGAAGAGCGGATGGCGTATGCCATGCAGCTGCACGCGGCGGTCGCCCCGAACGGGCAGACCTATCTCCCCGCGTCACAGTTTGACGCCGCTCGGCAGTACATCGTGCAGGACCTGGCAATTTGGGCCCAGATGCAGCATGCCCGGCGTAGTGAGTCTGCCCCTTCCCCGCAGGTCAAGGAAGCGCAGGCCGCGGTCGCCAAGGCGCAAGTCGAGGCACAGAAGGCCAAGCGGGCGGTGGGGCAGGCCACGAAGCCCGTGGGTCGTGCGGCGAGCAATACCCCGGCCAAGCCCAAGGCCGCCAAACCGGCGACCGTGGATGACGCCCTCGATTCCGCGATGTCGGAAATCATGGCGTCCATCCGTTAACCTCTAGTTTTCCACACACACTCTCATGCCGAATCCTACCGTTATCACGGATGCGGAACTCACTGGTCTGCTGAAGAACGTTTACAGCCAGTTCCGCGAGAAGGTCCAGAACCTCGTCACCCCGCTTCTTGCCCAGCTGGAGAAGGGTCGGGCGGGCGGCCCCCGCAACATGCGCTGGGGCGGCAACAACGTGTTTTTCGATGTCGTGACCGGCCGTCCGGCTGGCGCGACGTTCTCGTCGGCCGGGTACTTCCCGCCTGACACCACCGCGACGGAAGTGCAGGCGAACGTCGGCGTGGTTCGTGCGTACACGACCCGCCAGATCGACGGCCTCGCCTTCGTTGGCACGCAGTCCAAGGATGCCGCTTTCACCACCATCGCCAAGAAGACGATGGAGGAGATCAAGGAGGCGTCCACCCTGCTCATGCAGCAGGCGCTCCACAATAAGGCGGATGGCGTCGTCGCCCTCATCGGCACGGCTTCGTCCACCACGAGCATCATCGTGTCGTCCCCCTACGGCGTGAGCGGCGCGGGCCAGGGCTCGCTCCTCCTCTCCGTGGGTGACTACATCGCGGTCCTCGACACCTCGTCGTCGGACGCGGTGCTCGGCCGCTCGGCCATCACCGCCATCAGCAACAGCGGCGACAACGCCACGCTGACGCTTGGCACGGCCATCTCGGGCATGGCGGCGACGGACAAGATTGTCAAGGCGACCGCCTCTGACACCTCGTTCAACAGCGCTATGAACGGGCTCATCAACATCACCAACCGCGGCGGGTCGTATGCCTCGCTGCACAACATCTCGGCCTCCACCTACGGCATCTGGGACGCGACGCGCCTCGTGGCCGGCACGGATACGCCGGATGCGAACCAGCCGACCGAGTCGGACATCTGGGACCTTATCCAGAAGATCTCTGGCCGCAGCGGCAAGGACGCGATGGTGCGTCCGAAGGACTTCCTGCTCATGACGACCCCGGGCCTCGCCAAGAAGCTCATGGAGTCGATGGTCGGGCAGCGTCGGTTCACCGCCGGCGAGTTCAGCACGACGATCAAGGGTGGCTACAAGGCCCTTGAGGTCTGCGGCGTGCCGCTCGTGCAGGACTACTACGTCCCGGCTGGCACCATCTACCTCCTCCACATCCCCTCGCTCTCGTGGGTGGATGCGAAGGATTGGGGCTTCGTCGAGTTCGAGGGCGCGGGCCCGTGGCGTTGGCTCTCGGGGCGTGACGCCTTCGAGACGACCTACGGCTGGTACGGCAACCTCGCCTGCCTGGCGCGTAACGCGCACGGCTCGATCACGGGGTACACCGACACGGCGCGCTACACGCACGTCTAACCTTCACGGGGACGGGGTGGGGGCTTCGGCTCCCACCCCAACCCGAGGATAACACATGGCTTATAACATCTTTGCGCCGAAGCCGGGCCGGCTGGGGGTCTTCCCCGTGCCGCTCACGAGCGGTCGCATCAACACCGGGACGCTCGCGGCGGGCACCCAGACGCACACCGTTGGCTCGATGCCGGCGAAGTGCTACATCAATCGTGCGATTGTGGCGGCGGGGACGTACCCGACGGCGGCCACGTCCTGCGTGGCGCGGCTCATCAAGTACGACAGCACGGCGAACGCGGCCGTGACGCTTACGGCGAACTTGGACATCAACGCCAAGACGGCCCGCGAGGGGATTGCGCTGGCGCTGACTAGCACCCTGACGGATGCGGAGCGGACGCTCAATCCGGGCGATACGCTGGAGTTCGAGATTGTGACTGTGGGCGCGGTGTCGGTCCAGCCGGACGACATCTCGTGCGTGGTCGAGCTGTACGTCGAGGAGTAAGACGTGACCGTGCTGCTGAACGCAGCCGGCCAGCCCGAGCCGCCCACCCATGTGGTGGCGCGGCTCCGGGCCCTCCACGCCGGATTGTTTATGAAGTTTCTGGAGCAGACAGGCGAGCACTGGGCCATTTGCCTTCGCTGGAGTCCCGAGGACACCCGGTGGGAGTGGGTGCAGCGGGGCGAGACAGACCCCGAGATGGCGTACGATATCATCGGGTATCTCCCGATGCTCTGCAGTATTGACGAAGCGCCGGCCTACTTGGAGCGCACGTTCCGGCAGTATCCCAAGGACGAGGTGCGCCGGATGGCGGATTTCGTCGAGCAGTTCAATGCCACCCAGCCCATCGGTCAGGCCGTGGACGCCGCGCTGACTGAAGTGCTGGACACGCTGTAAGCCCCTTACCCCCTCCGCCCGTGGCCGTTACCAAAGCCCAACTGATTGCGCTCACCCGCGAGACGATGGACGCGGTCGCGTCGGATCGGTGGTCGGATGCGACCATCACGACCGTCCTTAGCAGCGTCTACGGGGATGAGTGGTCCAATATCCTCAACGCCCAGCCCTACTACACCTTCGCCAAGCGGACGGTGACGACGGATGGCGACGGGATGGTGTCCTTCAGCGCCCTGTCTAGCGGCAGCGGGGACAGCCAGCAGAACTTCTACCGCGTCCTTTCGGTGTCAGACGGCAACGTGCTGTACACCCAGACGCGGTTCCAGGACGTGCCGCTGGCCACGACGACGAACTATCTGCCCACCTACCCGCGGCTCTTCTACACCGCCGGGCAGGCCCTGCAGATTCTCCCCGTGGCGGCCAGCACGACGCTGTATGTGTATGTCAACTACAAGCCGACCGCGTTCAACCAGCTGGCCACCGACAGCTCGGTCATCGACTTCCCGGACGGCGGGGAGCTGATCCTCGCCAACGAGGCCGGTGCGTCCCTGCTCAATAAGGGCGGGGCGGAGTCTGGGGCGGCGCGGGTCCTCCGGGAGGAGGCCCAGCTGTCGCGGACGCTACTGTTGGACGACCTCCGGCGCTACACCATCCAGCCCACGATGATGGCCTATCCGGATCAGAAGTATGACTGGAGCGGCGGCTGATGGCCCGGGAGCGCTTGGCGGACGCCCAGCCGCGGATGGACGGCGGGCTCAACAGCGTCTCGGATGACATCTCGCTCCAGCCCAACCAGCTGCGGCAGACGGTCAATATGCGCCTGACGGACTATGGCGCGGCCAGCAAGCGGGGCGGCACCCAGCGCACCTCCACCGCCGCGCTGGCGGCCGCTTCGGTGCTGAACGGGTACACGTTCCAGCAGGACAGCGGGACGAACCAGATTCTGGCCATCTCCAATACGGACCTGTTCACGACGACCTACGGGGCCTTCCCGCTCACCTACACGAATCAGGGCGGGACGTTCTCCACGACCGTGGCGCCCGACTTCGCGCAGTTCCGGGATGGCTCAGGGACCGACGTGGTTTATATCGCAGACGGCGGCCTGCTCAACAAGTGGACCGGCACGACGCTGACCTCGGATATCGCGGGCACGGTGGCTGTGGACACGATTCAGGTCCACAATCAGCGCCTCTGGGGCTGTGGGAACAGCAGCTTCCCGGACAGCATCTTCTACTCCTCGCTAAATAACGGGGATGACCTTGGCAACGCTACGCCTCCGGCGGGGGGTGGCCAGATTATCGTCCGGACCTTTGGCGACGAGCGGATTGTCGGGCTGGCCTCGGTCAACACCAGCCTGCTCATCTTCCACCGGCGCGGGATCTCCCGCCTGACGGGGTACGGGCAGGACGACATCGTGGCGGCCCCGGCTGGACTGACGGCCGACGTAGGCACGATTGCCGCCAAAAGCATCGTGGCGAACAACAACATCGCCTACTTCATCTCGGAGCGCGGGCTCTACCGCTGCAACGAGTCCGAGGTGGCGGCGGTCGGCACCCCGACCAAGCCGGACCCCATCCTGCCCATCATCCGGCAGCTGTCATCGTCAGACTTTGACAAGATTCGCGCTGTCATCAACCGAGCCACCAAGGAGCTGTGGATCACGATTCCCGGCTATGGGTGCTACCAGTACCACACGGTGCTGGATGCGTGGTCGGGCCCGTGGAACGGCGCGTATATCAGCCCGGACACGACCGCGCTCTTCGAGACGATTAACACGAGCGGCCTGCCGGTCGTCCTGCGTGGCGACGCGAGCGGCTGGGTCAGCCTCTGCGATGCGCCGGGCGTAAACAAGGATAACGTCGCCGCTGCCGGGACGGGGGGCGATGTGTACACGATGGTCGCCCAGTTCCATCGCCAGTATATGGGTGATCCAGCGCTGGCGAAGGCCCTGCGCTGGGGGTATCTGACGGCCCAGCTCAATGGCTCCCAGAGCTGCTCGGTGTCGTGGACAACCGATGAGGCCACGGGCGCGTATCAGCTTCCTACAAACACGGGAGGCGTTTGGTCTACGAGTGCAACCTGGGGCACGGGAGCGTGGTCTGGGCCAAAGAGCCGAAACTTCCGTGTCCCAATGGGTGGCACGGGGTACTTTCTTGATGTGACCATCACCGACGCTGGCACGGCGCTGCCGGTCTTCAGTCAGTGGCAAACCGAAACCTTCGCCTTGGGGCGTCGATAAATGGCAACGACGGTTGGACAGCATCCAGTCAGTAACCTTACTTCTCCGGTCAACGGCGATCCCCTCAACGCCGATGTGGTGCGGAGCAACGATAATACCGTGCGGTCGGCGTATGTGGACCATGACGCTGACCCCGGGATTCACGTCCAGTCATCAACGCTGGCTCTTCGGCCGGCCGCGGGTACGGCGGGGCGCAAGTGGATGACGGTCGATGGCACGGTGGTGCGGTATTGGTACGACACGGGGTCGGTATGGGTCGAGGGCACGGCGGCTGGCCTGTCTTCGGCGCAGACAATCGCCTTGACTGGCGATGTGACCGGGTCGGTGTCCACGGACCTATCGACCGGGGCCAGCATCGCAACAGCAATTGGGGCTGGTGTCATTGTTAATGCAGATATCAACGCCGCCGCCGCCATCGCGGACACCAAGCTGGCGACCATCAGCACGGCAGGGAAGGTTAGCAACAGTGCCACGACCGCGACGAACGCCAATACGGCCAGCACCATCGTCGCACGCGATGCCTCCGGCAACTTCAGCGCCGGCACGATTACGGCTACACTGAACGGCGCGGCGCCGGCCGGGAGCCTGTCTGGCGCAACGCTAGCCTCTGGCGTGACCGCGTCGAGCCTGACCTCGGTTGGCACGATTACGACAGGGACTTGGAGCGCCTCAACGATTGCGGTGGCGCGTGGCGGGACGGGGGCGACGACGATCCCGACCAACGGTCAGTTGCTAATCGGCAACGGCACGGGGTATACCGTGGCGAGCCTGACGGCTGGGTCGAACGTCACCATTACCCCCGGCGCGGGGTCCATCACGATTGCGTCGGCAAGCTCTGGTGGCGATGTCGTTGGGCCGGCGTCTGCGACAGACAATGCCTTGGTTCGCTTTGACCTGACCACGGGGAAGTTGGTGCAGAACAGCGGCACTACGCTGTCGGACACCGGAACGCTGGCGATGGCTGGCCTGCTGGATATTTCGAGCGCCAGCGCTGGGCAGATTAAGTTTCCGGCCACGCAGGTGGCGTCGTCGGATGTCAATACGCTGGATGACTACGAAGAAGGCCCGTTCACGCCGACGGGCAACGGCATCACGTTTACGTCGGCGTCTGGGACGTATACGAAGATTGGACGGGCGGTCACCTTTCGGCTGGATGCACTGTGGCCGACAACGGCCAATGCGTCTAATGCGCGAATTGCCGGGTTGCCGTTTGCTCCAGCGGTGGGTACGGCGTTCGCGGTGTGGTCGGACAAGGGAACACAGGTGCAAGCGCTTTCGTCAGGATCGTCTGTATTCCTCTATGATGTCTCCGGGGTTGAGTACACGAATGCCAATATGAGTACGAAGGCGGTGTCTGTCTCAGGCGTCTACTTCGTCTAATGGGCGTCGGTGATTACCCAATCGCCCCGTTCACGTCGCCGGTCGGCATGGACCGAGCGGCGTATGAGACGCGGGGAAATGACAACGTCCTGCGGGACAAGTTCGTAGACCACCAGGCGGACGCCGTTGCGCATCCGACCTATGGACTGGACGCCAACAAGCCCACCCCGCCCGAGACGGGGATGATTTATGTGGCCACGGACACGGGCGTCTTCTGGTTTTACAATGGGACGACGTGGGTGTCCACGGCGGCGTTCCGGCAGTTTGGGGCGTGGCAGGACACAACCAACCAGACGGCGGCAGCAGCGAATACGGCATACGCGATGACGTTCAACACGCAGGACGTGGCAGACGGCATCACCTTGGTGAGTAGTTCTCAGCTGACGGTGCCGATGTCCGGCATCTACAACCTGCAATTCAGCGCCCAGCTGGTCAATACAGACTCCCAGATTCACGACGTGGACATCTGGATTCGCAAGAACGGGACGGATTTGTCTGGGACGAACGGACAGGTTTCGGTGCCGAATAAGCACGGGGCGATAGATGGTCACGCCCTGCCCGCGTGGAACTACTTCCTGAGCCTAAACGCCAACGATTACGTTCAGCTGTACTGGTCTACCGGAAACGTCGCGTGTTCCCTGCAGGCGCTGGCGGCGGTCACTCCACATCCAGCCTCCGCGTCGGTCATTGTCACCATGAATCGTATTTAACGATGCCGAAACGCAAGGTCGCCTTCTGGCGCACCAAGAACCCCGAGAAGTCCTCGACCCCCCTTACCCCCGCGCAGAAGGCAAAGGCCAAGGCGCGGGCCGAGGCGGCGGGGCGACCCTATCCGAACCTCGTCGATAACGCCGCGGTGGCGCGAGGGAGCAAGTAATGCCGATCCGTAGCAAGGCCCAACAGCGGGCGATGTACGCTGCCGCCGCCGGTCGCGGGAAGACCGGCATTTCCAAGGCCGTGGCCAAAGAGTACATTGAGTCCACGCCCACGTCTGCCTACGCCGACCTCCCCGAACGGGCGAAGCGGCGGATGGCCCTCAAGCGTAAGGGAGGTAAGTAGTCATGGCGTACCAGGATGAACTCGCTGCCGCGAACCGCCTCCCGACCCGGGAAGCGCGACTGGCCGCTCGGAACGCGGTGCGGGCCAAGTACGGGATGGAGGCGGAGAAGCGGAAGCGGGGCGGCTTTGCCGGCGCGTATGACCGCAACAAGGGGCTGATTCAGGCCGCCCTTCCGACGCTGGCCGGCTTCCTCGTCCCAGGCTCGTCCATGCTGGCAGGAGCCCTGACGGGTGGCTTGGCGCGTGGACTCGATCGCCCGGGCCAGCGTGGCATCGGGCTGGACCTTGGGCAGGCCGCTCGCGGGGCCGCGACGGGGGCCGCGCTTGGCGGTCTTGGCGGCGGCTTCCGGGGAGCGCCAGCAGCTCCTGCGGCTCCGAAGGCCCCGGCGATGCCGGCGGGCCCGGCCCCGGGTCAGGTGATGGCAACTCCGAACTACGGGGCGCAGATTGGCACGGAGGCGGCAATGGCGGCGGCTCCGGCTGCGGCTGCGGCGGCCCCTGCGGCGGCGGCCGCACCGACCACAATCCAGAAGCTCTTGGCGGCGGTGCAGCGGCCTGAGGTGCTTGCGCCGCTGGCTGGCGGGGTGGCCGACGTGCTCGGCTCCGCGCAGGATCGGGCGGTGCAGGAGCGCCGGATTCAGTTGGAGGAGGAGCAGATGCGGCAGGAGCAGGAGCGGCAGGAGCGGTTGGCCCTGCTCCTGATGCCGCTCTTCCAGCAGCAGGTGTCTCAGTACGGGGGGCGGCGCTAATGGCGACCAGTAGCTACGCCAACCTCTTCGGCACGACGGGGAGTGGCAAGAAGCAGGGGGTCGGCTTCGGCAACCTCTTCGGCCAGCAGGAAGCCCCGAAGGCCCAGCAGATGCAACAGCCTATGCAACAGCCGATGCAACAGCCGATGCAACAGCCCGCTCCGACCTTTGCACAGATGCAACAGCAGGGGCAGGCCCGTCCGGCAGCACCGGCACAGGCGGCGCCGACCCAGCCGGCGATGCTCCAGCAGTTGCAGCAGCAGATGAGCCAGCCTGCCGCCCTGACGATGGCCCCTCTGTCGCCGGGCGTCGACATGGCCCCGCCGGACTCAACGATTACGACGACTGCGGCCCCGGGGCAGGTGAACCCTTATACGGGTCGGATTCAGCCAACGCCGGCGATACCGGCGCCGACCGTGACGGTCGGCTCTCAGGCGTACGACACGCTACAGCGGCAGATTCAGGATATCCTGAATCGGCCGGTCGGATACTCGGACGAAGATTTGGCTAAGATGCGTGCGGCCAGCGTGGGCCAGCTGGAGCAGCAGTTCGGCGCAGCGCGATCCGCGTTGGAGGAAGACCTGGCCCGTCGTGGGCTGGCGTCTTCGAGCATTGCCGCGGGGCGGTTTGGGGACCTTGGGGGACAGCAGGCGCAGGCGTTGGCGGGCCTTGAGTCGAACCTCCTCCAGCAGCAGATGGAGGCGCAAGAGCGTGGCCGGGGCCAGCAGCTGACCGCCCTGACGGCGCTGGCGGGTCAGCGGGCGGACATTGATGCGCGGGCGGCCCAGCTGATGGAAGAGGCGCGGCTCCGCGGCCGCGAGATGGATATTACCGAGGCGCGGAACCTCGCAGAGCGGGAGCAGTCCGACCTGGATCGCCAGCTCCGAGAGAAGCTCGGCTTGGCGGAGTACACAGGCAAGTTCGATGGGCAGGAAACGTTTGCGGCCCAGCAGGCCCGGCAGAACCTCCTCATCCAGCTGGCGGGCATCCTCGCGCAGGGTGGTGGCGCGACGGCCGGGGCGATGCCGCAGCTCCTCAAGTTGCTGGCGGACCAGTTCGGGTTCCAGTTGACCACGCCACAGGATGACGCTGATTTGGCGAGGCGACAGCGGGAGGCGGCCGACCGGGCTGCACGAGATGCTGAGAACGCTCGCCGTGCGGCCGCGGGACTTCCGCCACTTCCTGACAATACACAGGCCTAACCGAGGAATACCCCTATGGCACGACGTGGCGCATTGACGGCAATTCAGGCGGCACTGGCGGGCCTCTCCGGAGGCGCGGCGGGGTATGTCCGCCAGAAAGAAATGCAGCGGGAGCAGGATCGGCTGAAGGCGCAGGAAGAGCGGCAGAAGCGCATGGATA